TGTACATGTGGGTGTTCGCTCAGTCGGTGTACGTACATCCTGTCAGGTGTGTTATAGGTAGTAGATTGAGTACTGCAGTAGGTGTTTAGTGGATTTGTTTTTTTTTTTCAAGCAGAAGACGGCATACGAGATCGTGATGTGACTGGAGTTCAGACGTGTGCTCTTCCGATCTCTGCTTGCGATGCCGCTAGTTCTGTATTTATTTTCTCTATTTCTTTTCTTGAAGCTAGTAGAATTTGTTGAGTTCCAGGAGGTAGTAAGCTTAATGTTTGTGTATCTTTTATTAGGGCATTAAGACTTTGCATACCCTCTATAGGATTTTTAATTACTTCTTTAAAACTATCGAATACTTTTTCTAAATCTTGTCCCATTTTACTGTAAATATCAGTAAGCTGTAATGAGTTAGTCATTTCTAACCCAGTTTTATTTAATTGCTTTAATGCATCTACAAATGAAGTAAGTGCTGTAGCACCATTTTGAGATGCCGTAGCAGATCGTTCTATTATGCTACTAATATTTCCTATTTTACTCGATAGTAGTGTTTTATCAATATCTTTTATTGAATTTTTAAAACCTTCAAGGCTAGATATATCTACGTCTTGTCCTAATAAACTTTCTAGCTCTTTTTTCGCTTGTAGTTTGGCAGGACCTTCATCTAGTAGTTTAAAAGCATCTACTACAGTTTCACTTATATTATTGCGTAATTTATCTTTAGAACTTTTTCCAAATTTACCAAATATAGTTTCATCCCAAAACTTGTCCCAACCACTTTGAGCAGCTTCTAATTTTTCAAACTTATATATAGTATCTTTAAAAGCGGAAGATAGTTCACCGATTGCAGTTGCTTTTGCTTGAATACTTTGTACAGATAATTGTTCAAGTAAAGGCTTTTTATTTATAACATCTAAAGTTCTACCAACATTATCAAAAGATGAATTTAGTGCATCTAAAGACTCATTATAGACTGAAGATTGCTTGGAACTACTTCCAAACCAGGAATCTAAAAATTCGAATGCAATTACAACTAATCCAACATATCCTAGTAAACTCATCAAAGTATTTGCTAATGTTGCTAATGCTTCACCTAGTATAACAGCCGTACCAGCACCTAGAGCCCACATATTTTTTAATTTTTCCCAAGCACCAGTAGCTTTAGGAACTGCTACACCATCTACCATACCACCGCCAGAGCCGTGAATCTTCATTTCAGCATTTAATACTGCCCAAGCTGCTTGAGTGCCTAGAACTGCTGCGGTTTCTGCGGTTAGTGCTAGTATTCTTCGTCTAGAAGCTTGTTGGGCGGATTGACCCAAATTCTGTTCCATTAAAGTTGAGTGTGCAAATCTGCCAGATTCTGCAGCGATTTTTTTATCAACCTCTATTTCTGCAAATTTATCGCTATCCTGTCTAAGCTTAGTAGCTTTAGCTAGATAATTATTTAGCTTCTGTCCTTGCTTTTTATATAGTTCATCATCAGAACTTAGCAAAGTATTTGCTCGATCTTGTATAGCTTTCATATCTGCGCTACTTAGATCAAATACACTCTTTTTAGTTAAACCTTTAACCTCGCTACCAATTATTTCCTGATTAGATTTAAATCTTTTTAGACTTTCTATCCGGCTCTTATTATCTAATTGAAACTGTCTTTCTGCTGATTGTGAAGCAGCTAGATCTCCTGCCTCTAGTCTAGCTTTATTATCATCTGCGGCTTGTTTTAAATTTCGAAAAGACTCTTTTCTCAGATCATCTGCAGCTTTACGATACATACCTATAGCTGGGATAGCTTGTTTTAATAGTAAGGAGCCTAATGCTGTTAAAGTAACTGTTAATCCTGTTGGGCTAGCAGATAGTGCTTGCATTATTGGGCCTAAAACCTTATTAATTAATTCAAGACCGCTTTGCATCAAATTACTGATAGAAGCTAAAACCTTTGTATATGGGTTTGTATCTAATGCAATATTGCCAAACTTTCTTTCACCTTCACTTAATACAGCATTAGTAAATGCCTGTTGCTTTTCAAAAGTACTTAAAGCATCTACACTTTTACCTAATTGTTTTGCATATTCTTGCTGAGCTGGAATCACTCTAGTCATAATTCCAAGTTCGTCTAATAATTCTGGTTGAGTTTTAATAATACCTTTTGTTAGACGGTCCATTGAGTCTGGAAGATCTCTACCTAATGCTAAAGAAGCTGTTTTTGCTACTGCTGTTAAACGCAGCATCTGGCTACTTGTCATTCCAGCTGATGTACCCATAGCAGTTGAGGTCATAGCTTGTTGTAGAGATATAGCACCATCAGTAACATTAACTAATTGTTTTGCTAATCCACCAAGATTTTTTCCTGATACAGCACCTATTTGATCTAACCCTTTAATAAGATTAGAAGTATCCATAGCTTTAGAAAGTGCAGTAAACGCAGCACTTACAGCATATAAGTTAGCCGCAAAAGTTGCATAGACGTGAACAAGCCCGCCCAAACCTTGTGCTTGTGCGGCAAAGTCTCTTCCACCTGCCCCAGTAGAGCCAGTTATACCACGACTTAAATTTGTATCACTTGCACCACCACCAGGCTGAGCAGCTGCAGCTCTATATTTTGCAGCTACTGGTTGACTCGCAGCAACGCCTTCACGGGCTGCCATGACTGCGTTAGGTACTCTTATTTCTGAAGCTGCTTTTTTAGATGCTTCTAAACTTTTTCTTAACTGTTCTGCCTTACCACCGTCATCAAGATTAATGCCTATCGTAACGTTATTTGCCATATGTTCCCCTCATCAATGCGTAAAAACAGACGCATTATTATTAGTAACCCCAATTATACCACTAATGGATAAGAATGTCAACAGCTAAAATTTTCTAGCCAATAAAAAACCCCTGTACCTTTCAGTACAGGGGTTATCTAATTTTTTGATTTTGGCTTTGCATCAGCAATGGCCTTTGACCTATGCCTATCAATAATTCCTATTAACTCAAACTGAGTTCTTCTATCTTCGACCGGTACATCAAGTAGTTCAAGTATATCTAATATACCTGAATAAGACTTACCCATATATATCCCGTTCATAGTATCCCACTCATCTCGTAGCTTTTGGTAAATACCTAAAGCTTCTTGAACATCCAAACAGAAGTCTTCAAATTCTATCGGGATTTCTTCATCTAAAGGTTCAGTACCCATTGCTTCGCACATTTCAAAGTAAGCTTCCTTAGTCATTGAAACAACGCTATTTGCAAAGTAGGATTCTAATTGCCGGTTTAATTCGACGTACTGGTCTTCGTGAAATTTGAGAGCTCAGTTACAGTCTCAGATATAAAAGCATCAAAATTGGCAGATGCTTGCATTAAGAATAATGCGTTATCTTGGTCATATGGAAGATCAGATTCCATATCTTGCCCCGTTAAATCAACTGGCGCAAGTTCTTCTAAGTAAGAAAGCTTAAGACCAGACCATCCTTTAATACATGCGTTAACGTATAGTTGTAAGAATAATTTGTCATCAAGTTCTTCAACTGGTTGACGGTTCTTATAAGTCGTTTTAGTAGCCTTCTTACGAATACCTACTAAGGTTTCGCGAGAAAGAAATACCACGTTAACTTTGAAGCCATTTAAACCTGGATAATCTACTTCGACCGTTTTTGATGGTACTAATAGTGATTTAAGGCTTAGGGCTGCATTTTGTGTTGCCATTTAAATTGTCCTTTTATTATTGTGAGACGAGAAAAAGAGGTAGGGGAGATCAACCCCCTACCAAGAAAATATTAAGCTGCGTAGTAACGAACTGTTAAATCATTTGTTTCATCAAGAGCAAAAGTATTACCATTCGCTGTTGCTGACGGTACATAACCTTCAGCAGTGAAGTTAATAGCCGTTGAAACAACTGCCTGAACATCAACTGTTGGTACGCTAAACGTAACTGAAGGCATATTCAGCTCTATTCTATTACCATTAGAGGCACCACCAACTGCAATAGTTAGAGCAGCCATAGGTTCAACAGAAGCAGAAGCAGCTGCAAGCATGTCCTTTAATAACTGACCTGTACTACCTACACCAGTACCTGTTTTTAAGTATGCATTGATTGTACCAGTGATAGAACGTGTACCTGTATAGTAAACTGCTGGTACATTAACAACACCAAGGTTAGCAGGTGTAACATAACTAATGTTATTATTAATTGTTACTGACCCACCTGTTAGTGCCATTGTATAAGAGGCAGCAGCTGCAGAACCAAGAGCATTAAGAGTATTAAATGCAACAGTGCTTAATTTATTAGTAATAAATGGTGCTGAAGTATTTTTAGCAGCTGAACCAGCAGTAATTGTAGCTAGTGTAATAGCAGATTCTGTAAGTGCAGTTGCTTGACCAGTCCATGCTAAAGTAGCAATGGCATCTAGACCAAAGTCAATTGTTACCTGATTCATAGCGCAGTTATCTACCTGATACACAACATTATCAACAGCAAACAACATACCGAATTTTTGTAACTGGTTTACGTTCGAACCAGCTGTTGTAACTGTAGACCATGTAGAGGCTACTGGAGCCCATGCCGATTTATAGAATTTAACTGTACCGATAGTAATACCAGTAATAGCAGCACCTGCAGCTTTTGGAGTTGCTAGGTCAAGCGTAATAGACGATGCAGTTAGAGTTGTTACTTGGGCTGCGCTATTTACAACAGTAAGATCCGTTGTACCTGTTAAACCACTAATTACAACCCAGTCACCTACTGCTAAACCTGCATAGGTCATTGATGTACCAGTGATAGTTATTGTACCATTACCGTTACTAAATGCGTACGTTGCGCTAGAGACTGTACCACCTAGGGTGATAGTATTAGCAGTACTAATAGCATTCGCGCTAAACATTGCGTTCCACAGTACTGACTCTTCAGCAGTAATGGAGGTTGTTGCATTGTAAGGACGCACATATGTAGAGAATGAGAAGTCTACAGGAGCTAAGCTTGTGTTAAAAGAACGTTGACCACGAACAGGAGCAACACCAGCTTCTGAAATTGTAATAACGTCTGCGTTTGTATTTTGTGAGAATGTAAATCCATCAAGAACTTGAATTTCTTGGGTATTTGCAGTTGTAAAACCAGTACTTTGAATTACACCGGTTGAAGAGTTAACGTTTGAAGTAAAGAATACTCTACTATTACGTACTAGATTTAATGCCATCTTATTTTCCTTTTATTTAGTATCTCTGGTAATCTACTAGATATTTATCTGTGCTCATACCGCTGATACGGGTTACATCATCTGATATCTAACCTGTAGGTTCATTTCACCTATGGCATAAGGGGCCAATAGCCCTTCATCAGTTGTTATTGAAACTACCAAAATTTCAGTAGTTTCGTAATTGTTGGTCGTGTCATAAACTAAAACACGATTACTATCAATAATATTTTCCACATCCTCTAGAAGTTTTTCTAGCTGATCTTGGGCGTCCTCACCTTTACAGTACATTTTAAGTGTTATACCTAGGTAAGCCCAGGCAAATCCTGCAGGAAGGTACTCTCGGGTTTCGGAACCAGAACAAGCATACACACAAGGGAAATCGTTAACCTCATCCCAAAATTTTAAGATTGGGTATGCGTTAGAAAATAGGTCTATATTATAAGGAGGATTTCCATTTATAAGTTTAAGCTTTTCTACGATAGCTTTTAAAATCGATGTTCTACGACTCATACTACAACTGCCCTCATTCTATTAGCTACTTTGGATTCTGCAATATCTCTAATTGATTTTGCAATCAGCAGTTTAGGGTCTCTAGATTTTGGAAAACCTTGGCGATAGCCAGGTTCAAATGTTTGATAAGGATTCTTCATATAGCTATAAAAAGCTGTAATCATACCCTCTCGGCTTTGGCTCATGCGCTCTACTTTAGCTGACGCTGCGAAGCGTCCGGTTCTGTAATTAAGAATATCTCTGGAACTTCCTGAACCCATATTTGCAGATATTACATCTTGCAAATGTGTATTAAGTAGAGCCTGTAAACTGGCTAGTGAATAAGTTACCTGAGTTTGTTCCACTATTTTAGAACTATCTTTTTTAACTGCCTTTAATTTACTTTTAGCAGCTTTTAACTTATTAATTTCTTCAGTATTACTTTTAGGTTTCTGTATTTTAGTAGTTTTCTTAGCTACTAAGGCTTGTTTTACTGCGTACTCTACTTTAGATTTAGGCTTGCCTTGTAGTATATTTGTTAAATCTTTTGCAATTAAATCTATATAAGATGGAGACCCCGGCGTATTTATCAAGGTCTGAAGCATACTGGTAGGACTTTTTAATATATCCTTAGCGTCTTTATCAGTTAGATTAAATAACTTTCTAAGTTCTGTAACTGCTGCAGCACTTGCCCTGCCAGACTCTATATTTGTTGTACTAAACTGTATTTCAACTAAGTATTTATCACTTGATTTAATATAGCTAGCATATATTTCTTGATCTATTGCATTGGGAAGATTTGCGGAGGCTAAGTCATCTGCTTGCAATTTATTAATATAAGAATCTAGCACACCAATTAATAAATTTCTTTGTTTTTCTGCTAATTCATCAGCCTTATTTAACTGATCCCTGAATTGCTTAGCTAAATTTGTTGCAAGACTTACTACGTGCCCTTTATTAAAAAAGTATCCAAAAGAACCTTGTCTTTTTCCCTCTTTTTCAATAGTATCAATTAGTTTTTGCTTTTCACTACCTCTAAGACCAGGCTCAGCATTCAGAGCTTGCTTTTGCAATCTTACATAGTCATCTTCGGCTCTATGATATGCTTCTTGAACTTCATGATAGCTATCAAATAGTGATACTAATTTAGTAGATATAGTATCAAATCCTATGGACTCAAACTTTACAGCACTAGAGCCAGCAACGTTTAGAAAAACTCCTGATATACCGGAACTACCCGCCCCTGGTTTAGCTAGTTCTCTAAGAAAAATATCTGCCTCATAATCTTCCATAATTAAACCAGTTACGGTTTTATACATATCTTTAACTGTCTTTTTAGTAATATAAAAAGAAGTCTTTGAGGCAATCTGTTGACTTGATCTCAGTGAATCTACTGTATTAGTTACAATATTTTTATCTAACTTTTTTAGCCAATCTTTATATATCTTGCTTTTAACTGCAGAACTAAATGCCTCTATACTCATAATTAATTATAACTCGCAGTATATAGATCTAGTATACGTTTAATATGAGCAGGAAAGTGAGTATTACTTAAATACTCAATTTGCATAGAATTAGGGTTAACATTCTTATGCGTGTGGACTGCAGAGTCATTCTTTAGGTAGTAGGCGATAATATCCAAAGTTACTAATTTTAAGTCAGCTGGTATACTGTCGTAACCCGCAGTATATGTTACTCTGTAGCCATTGATAGCTTCTGGAAATGTTTTTGTTAAAATAGGTCTTAAACTATTTGTTGCCTTTGATAACACGAAATCTGTGTATTCGACTAAACTAGTATAATTATTACCGTAATCGGCTGAATATTCTAAACTTAGAATAGATTGTACAGGGTACTCATCTAATTGTATTGCCTCGGTGCCGCCTTCACTATAGTCAACTTTAGGGTCATTTACATAATCAATAAACGATCTGCGACAAATTGTTTTTACTAGATCAGACACCTTAGGTATCAGGTTATCAATAGCAGAATCACTAGTAGTACTAGAGATGCCCATATAGGCCTTATATTCTGCTCTTGTAACTAATGGTAATGAAATTGCCATAATTATTCCTTTATCTTTTACATACCCTGCTCGCAGAGTATGTAAAAGACGGGACCGAAGTCCCATCTTTACTCTTAAAAATTAAGAAGTGAAACGAAGAGCTGAAACACCAGCACCTAGGTTTGTTGCGATTTGTGTCATACCTGTACGTAGGCTGGCAACTAATACACGACGTTGTGTTTCCACAAGTTCTTGTGTATCCATACGCAGACCACGTTGGTTACCAACGATGAAGTTAGGCGTATAAACAGCGATAGCACCAATGTTGCTAGTAGTAGCTGCAAGGTTAGTACCACTTGTTGAAGATGGTAGTTCTGCAGAAACTAGAACTGGGCTGTTACCGATTTGACCGATTTGACCAGTTAGCAATGTAGCTTGTACACCAACTTGGTTCATTGTCTGGAATGTGGTATCTTCTAGCAAGTTGTAATATACGTCGGTATTAACAATGAAGGTAACTTCATTAGGATCAAGACCAAGAGCGCCAAGATCTTTACGTAGCGAACGCATTTTAGCAACAGTGATAGGAGTTGCAACTGCACCAGTAGTAGCAGAAACACCAGCATACACGCCAAGACCTTTTACAGGGTCAGAACCAGAACCAGCACCTAACAAGAAGGCTTTGTCGATTGCTTTAGCAGTACGACGAACCATAGCGTCACGTACGATAGGCATTAGAGCGATCAAGCTATCTTCTTCCTCTTCATATGCCATATATTCGTTGGTAGCAACTTTATAAGCATTAAGAGTGATTTCTTTCAACTGATGAGTAGCATTGCTACCAGCACTACTAGAAGAGCCAAACTGAGCGTTAGTTACCCATGTTGCATATCCAGCTTCTGGATTTACAGGAATAGTCATAACATTGGTCTGCATTGTAACATTACGTAGCAATGGAGCAACAATCAGCTTACGACGAACCTCAGCTTCCATAGCCATAGAAACTTCAAGTTCCCATGTAGCTGAAGGTAGGTGAGCACCAGTTTTTTCCATCAATTGACGACCAAATTTGGTATCTTGCATTGACTTACCAGTGATAGTAGCCAATAGAACGGCTTTCTCTTTATCTGCATAAGAAGCTTCACCTTGCTTTTCGTTGCTGAAAGTCATTTTTGACTTTTGGATAGCTTCGATTTCAGCAGATTTTTCAGCTAGAGCAGCGGTTAGGCCTTCTAGAACTGACTTCGTGCTAGAAGCTTGTTCAGCGAAACGCTTTTCAACTTCAGCCAATAGTTTCTCTGCACCAGTTTCAGTAGGAGTAGCCATGGCTACAGCTGCCTTGATGCGTGCTTGCACTTCAGCTTCTTGAGCATCAGCAAGGGATTTTGCAGCAGCTTGTTCAGCTAGTGCTTTAGCAGTAGCTTCAGCTACCATTTGTTTAATTTCGTCTTGGGTCATTTCGACTTCCTTCTGTGATTTGCTGTCTGCTTCCGTTGAGGTTTCTAGCCCTTTAGCTGATTCGCTTTTGGGTGCAAACTGCGATTTAAATTCTTTGTACTCATCAGCATCTGAAAATGCTTTAGACAAACTAAAAAGAGTATTTTGATTACAAGGTACTGATACAACTGATATTTCTACCAATTCCAATCCCTTAACAACAAATACTTCTGCTGCAGCATTATATTCAGCATCTAAAACTCTGAATCCAACACTAAATGCGGTTACTACTTCATCTTTTACTAAATTGAAAATCTCAGCTGCTGCTGAAATTCTCGCCTTAATCCATAAACCTTTTGAATCTATTCTATAATCTACCATGCGACCTATTGGGTCATCATGGTCATGTTGTGCTAATATAATAGGATTTTTTAGGTAGTTCTGAATTCCAGCTTCCCAAACACTTGTAGGAATAACATCGTCTGATCTATCTACATCGTTAGTACTTGCGTAACCTTCGATATAAAGAGATTCTATGTTTTCACCTACCGTCGGTAGCTGTTTAGTAAAAGTACTATTTATAAATAATACTTTATTCTTATTCATCTTACTCCTTAATAAGTGTTCTAAGTAGCTGTTGTATCAGGCTTTGTAGGCGCACCACCCTGACTAGGGTTAGCTGCTGAGCCTGCAATATTTGCCGGTATACGTAAATCATCATGCCCCGCTACTGGCTGATAGCGTAATTCAGTTCTAGCTTCATTAGCGGAAATAATTCCACCATTAACTAGGCTTACATTATACGCAGCTATATCTTTTAAGTCTGGCTGAAGGGCCGAAACATTACTAGTAATAGCTTCTATATCATATCCGAAATATCTCTCCATTGCTGAAGTATACTTACGAATGATAGGCATAATTGTTTCTAAATAAAATAAGCGCATATTAGGAGAGATGTTAGCATTATTGCCACCATCTAGTAATAAGCTAGGCACTCCAAGTGCTTTTAATATTTTAATATCATGGGATTTGATAGAGGTATCAAAATCCATATCTTGGAAACTGGCATTTAATAGATTACTAGGTTTAAGACCTGAATCTAAAATCATTGGCTTTCTAGCACCATTTTTTGGGCTATAACCTGTAATCCAGTTTTGAATTGTTTTTTGTTTTGCGACTTGACTTAGAGTATTATCTGTAGTTAATACCATTCCAGGTACTGCACCATTATCAAAGAAAGTTTCTTGAAATGCGTGCATTTTATATAGGATCTCAATAGACCTATTAGCTGCCATTAACCTTGAACTACCACGATAGATAGAGCTGCTGCAAATATCACGAATGTGTATAATTTCATCAGGTTTAAAATCCTGTGTATTATTATACTTATATCCAGCAATAAACGTTTTAGGGTCGGGTAAAATCTGTACATTTGCTGCTGGCAAATGATACATAAAAGCACCATCAAAGTAGATAAAGATATTACCTTCTAGGATAAAATCTGTAAAGATGCTCTCTCTGAAATCTTGGATTGATTGATAAGGATTAGGTCTATAATTTAGTAAATTATAGAGTGTTTTCTGGCGCATCCCTGCTTTAACATCAGATGCAATCTTATCTTTAATATCGAAGTCTAAACTAGAGCAACCTGATACAATCATATTTGTACCGCGGTTTACTGTCTCTAGTTTCTTAAATGAGTTCTTATAGCCGACTGAAGCGTCTGAGCCTACAATGACACCTTCTTGTCGAAGGATAATTTCTTGTGCAGGATTAAGTTTCTCACGAAACCAACTAGCTGCCGAATTGTACCATGCCATACGGATTCCTATGTAAATTGGCTAAAATATGAGCCTACTACAGATGAACCCTTAGCTACTTCTTTACCGGCTGCTTTATCCTTCTGAATATCAACCCAGCGTGCTTGACGCTCAGCTGAACCAGGTGGAGGAGCTTTTCCGAATATTCGATGTAAGGAGACATGGTGCTTATTACATAAAGTCCTGACTTGCTTGTAGAGCTCATCATGATGTTCAGCAATAAACTCGTCCCTAACTTCTAGTATTCCAGCATCAGTTGAAATATCGTAATGTTTTCTGGTAGCCCAACTTTCTAGCAGGATTGTAATTGAATGAAAGTGATGCAGCTCTAAGTCATCTTGAGTACCACATATATAGCAGTGGTCTTGTTTATCGTAGGCTGCTTTTGCTTTATCTCTTACGTGTTTAACGGCGATACGTTTATTCTCGGTATTTTTGGCCATATTTTATATGCACGTTTTAGTATTGCCCCTATTGTACCATGGATGCAGCGAAGTGTCAATATTCAAATTTTTTGTGCCCACATGCCCTAAATTTATACTTGCTGATAAGATATCCCTATGTTATAATATTACTAAAGGAGAAACATATTGACTACAGGAATATACTTACTGAATTTTAAAGACGAGGCGTTCTATATAGGCCAGTCACAGGATATTGAAACCCGTTGGAAGCAGCATAGAGATAAGTTTGTTAAAGGTAAAGCAGCAGAAAAAATGCAAAATGCCTATAATCTCTATGGAATGCCTATGGGTATAATACTGGTTGAGTGCCACAAAGATTTTTTAGATACTTTTGAAAATTACTTTATTTGGGATCAAAAACAGTTTCCAGGCTGCTTAAATACGTCAGCACCTGAACCAGACCTAACAATTAACTATGATTTCTTATTATCGCAAAAAGACTTAATAAAAGCCTCTCCTATAGACTTAATGGAGGTAGCTATTGATCTAACAGGAGAGAAGGCTTCCTTAGAACTAAAGTTAAAAGAACTTCAAGATACCTACAATAAAGAGTATATGCAGATTGCTGCTGAAGTAGAGTTGCAGGAGGGCAAAGATGAAAATGTTGACTTAGTGTTATACTACCAAGATCAGCTTAAAGTACTAGAAGATAGGGTAGAGATAGCCGATCTTGCAATTAAACGGCTACTGACCCGAAACTGGTATCAAAGGCTCTTTAACCACCTATAGTATATGTATAGATTGCATATCTTATAGCATCAGCCATGTGCGAAGCCATACCATGCTCAGGTTTCTCTGATTTTACCGAATCTCTTGAATCCCAGCGATATTGGTCAAACATAAATAGGGTATGCTCACAGTGAGGCGCTACCCGAATGCGATTTTGCTCAACTAAAGTCTGTACTAAGGCAATGCCGTCTAGTACAGACTTTTTTGCTTTAATAGTAGCGATATCATAAGTGTAGGCTAAGTCCGCTGCAAACTGTGCAGCAGCCGAGTCAATAAAGGTTGTCTCAATTGACCACTTATCAACTAGTTCACGTAGTCTTTCAACATGACCCGCAGTTGTAGCCTGTGCTTCCTGATACTCATCAGTAATATGATAGGTATCATCCACAGGTGAGTATACAATTACCGCAAAGGCGGTAGGGTCTTTATACCCAGGGTCAAGCCCGGCAATTACTTCATCACCGTCTCTGGCTACATACTCCATTACTAGGTCTTTATCTAATTCAAAGATCTGTCCCTCATATACTGAAAAGGAGGCCATGTACTCTTGTTCAAATTCAGCTTTTGACATTACTGACTTTGCCTCCATTACATCACTAGAACTCATTCTATGATTTTCAGTATAGTCAGCAGTAATAGAAACCCATTCAGGAAAGCTACTAGAGAACCCTCGGTCAAAGAATCTTGAAAACCAGTTTCCACGACCACGAGATCGGAAGAGCACACGACTGAACTCCAGTCACATCACGATCCCGTATGCCGTCTTCTGCATGAAAAAAAAAAAATATACTCACACTTATCAAACACCGACAAAACTACGAAACATCTCTACACACATATCCAAAACTAACACTTCGACTTCACAGAAACACTGACTTCATTCTTAGTTGCAAGCTT